CAGATTGATCTTGCATTTGACAACAACGATACTATTTCAGAATTCACCGTAGAATTCCAAGTTCAGTGGTGGGAATCTGATGGTAACGGTGGTAAGTCTAATGCAGTACCCGATCAAACTTGATACATAAATAGTTGAAGTAAAAATAGAATTATTGAGCAGTGGCAAAACTTTTTGGATTTTCTATAGATGATGACAATAATTTAAGCCCTTCTGCGGTCTCCCCCGTTCCTCCAAATAATGAGGACGGGGTTGACCATTATTTGACATCTGGATTTTTCGGTTCATATGTTGATATTGAAGGGGTATATAAAACTGAATTTGATTTAATCAAAAGATATCGCGAAATGGCTCTTCACCCAGAGTGTGATAGTGCTATTGAAGATATTGTTAATGAAGCTATTGTATCAGATTCGAATGATACTCCAGTTCAAATTGACCTGGATAATCTGAATGCTAGTGATGGAATAAAGAAGAGCGTAAGAGAAGAGTTTAAGACAATTCTAGACTTACTTGACTTTGATAAGAAAGCTCACGAAATTTATAGGAATTGGTATGTTGACGGTAGACTTTTCTATCATAAAGTCATAGATTTAAAAAATCCTCAGGAAGGAATTCAAGAGTTGCGTTACATTGACGCAATGAAGATTCGGTATGTTCGTCAGGTAAAGAAATCCAAGAATAATCCTAATGATCTACTAAGAAATCCAAATAAGGATAATCCTATGGATTTTGAATTCCCAGAAATTGAGGAATATTTTTCATATAATCCTAAGTTGCAATATCCTACAGGAACATCTGGATATGCATCTCAGGCATCAAATAAAGGAATTAAGATTTCAAAGGACTCAATCACATATTGTAGTTCTGGATTGGTAGATAGAAATAAAGGATCAACACTTTCATATCTTCATAAGGCTATTAAGTCACTCAATCAACTCCGAATGATTGAGGATAGTCTAGTTATTTACAGATTGTCAAGAGCACCAGAACGTCGTATTTTCTATATCGATGTTGGCAATCTTCCAAAGGTTAAAGCAGAACAATATCTGCGTGATGTGATGATGCGTTATAGAAACAAACTTGTTTATGATGCAAATACTGGAGAGATTCGAGATGACAAAAAATACATGTCTATGCTTGAAGATTTCTGGCTACCTAGAAGAGAGGGTGGACGTGGAACTGAAATTACTACTCTTCCTGGAGGTCAAAACCTCGGAGAAATTACAGATATTGAATACTTTAAGAAAAAACTTTACAGGTCCCTTAATGTTCCACCATCACGGATGGACGGAGAAGGTGGGTTTAATCTTGGTAGATCTTCCGAAATCCTTAGGGATGAGTTGAAGTTTACTAAATTTGTTGCACGTTTGAGAAAGAGATTCTCAAATATGTTCAATGATATGCTCAAGACTCAACTTATTCTGAAGAATATCATCACTCCAGAAGATTGGGATAAAATGAGTGAGCATATTCAATATGATTTTCTTTATGATAATCATTTCTCAGAACTGAAAGATGCAGAACTGATGAATGAGAGATTGGCTCTTGCTCAAGTTGCAGAACCATATGTTGGCAAGTATTACTCTCAGGATTATGTTCGCCGCAAGATCCTTCGTCAGACTGATGAAGAAATTCTTGAGCAGGATAGATTGATCGAAAAAGAAATTGCTGATGGAACTATTCCTGATCCTAGCATTCCTGTAGATCCAGAAACAGGTCAACCATTAGATCAGTCAGGTGCTGGAATGGATCTTGGTACTCCAGTGATGGAACCAGATTTAGAAAAAGATTCAAATGCTACCAAGGCTCCAGAAATGCCCCAAGGTGGTGAAATATAAATATATTCGATAAACACTTAAATTATCATGGAAGAACTTTTAGATTTAATTGCATCTGATGAATCTCCATCAGAAGTTAGTGATAAGATTAAAGAAATTTTATACGCAAAATCGGCAGAAAAAGTAGATGCTTTTAGACCAAAAGCAGCACAATCTACTTTCTTTGGCCAAGAAACCCCAGAAACAGAAGGTTCTGAGGATTGATTAGTATAAATAATTGATAAAGTAATTTACTTAATCATGGCTTCACGTATCTTGCCATTGGCAGAAAAAGTATCACTAACCGCAGGTTCTGGTAATGCCACAACTGTTTCTAACGCAACAGTTGTAAGAGTATTAGCTTCTTCTGGACCTGTTGTTGTCGTCAGAACAGATTCTAGCAATTCTATAATCGGTTCTTTTACGATGTTAGCTAATACTTCAGAGTTGGTTGAAAAATATCCAACCGATAAATTATATGTTACTGGTGGTAACGCAGAAGTCGCAAAAGTAGGTTTTACCGGATAAAAACATGAAACTAATCAGAGAAGAAGTAGAATCAGTTAAGTTTCTTGTCGAACAAAAGAACGGCAAGAAATCTTTATATATTGAAGGAGTTTTTCTCCAAGGAGACATCAAAAACCGTAACGGTCGTATGTATCCTATGGAGACTCTTCGTAAAGAAGTTGCTCGTTATAATGAGTCAAATATTCAATCTGGTAGAGCACTTGGTGAGCTGGGACATCCTGATGGTCCAACAGTAAACCTAGATCGTGTTTCTCATAAGATTGTTTCTTTGAAGGAAAGTGGATCTAATTTCATCGGAAAGGCTAAAATTCTTAGCACACCCATGGGTAAGATTGCTTCTTCACTGATTGATGAGGGAGTAAAACTCGGTGTTTCTTCTCGCGGTATTGGATCTCTCCAAATGAATAAAGAGGGATGCAATATCGTAGGTAATGATTTCATGCTAGCAACAGCTGCTGATATCGTTGCTGATCCTTCTGCCCCAGATGCCTTTGTTGAAGGGATTATGGAAGGAAAAGAGTGGATCTGGGATGGAGGAATTCTTCGCGAAAAACTCGCTGAACAGACCCAAAGAAAGATTAATACTCTAGTCGATCAAAAACGACTGGAGGAACACAAGTTAAGTCTGTTTAACGACTTCTTGTCAAATCTTTAAAATACTAAATAAATACATATAGTACCTATTATTACTAAGTAAAATCGGAGAGTCTCAAATGTCTAGTGACAATAACTTACAGGAAATGGAAGCGGGCACAACTCAATCCAAAACTGCTGTAAATGCTGGAGCGAAACCTGCTGATCCTATGCCAACCATGGCAGATCCAGGAACCCAGCTGGGTTCTGTAGAAGATCTTGGCGGTCCTACACCCCAAAATTACAAGCCCGACGACGATTCTGCAAAGTTAAAAGAGCCTTCACTGAAGACTGTTTCTAACGTTGTAAACGCTAAAGCAGGTAAAGCCGATCCTATGCCAAAGGGCATGAAGGAAGAGGAAGAAGTGGAAGCAGAAGAAGTTGTCGCAGAAGCAGAAGAATCAACCGAAGAGGTTGTTTCCGAAGAAGAAACAACAACTGAAGCAACCACTGAAGAAGTAGTTGACGAGTATGACATGGAAGAAGATGTCAATGCTCTTCTTGCCGGTGAAGAACTCTCCGAAGAATTCCAAGAGAAGGCAAGAACAATCTTTGAGGCAGCAATCAATTCTAAGGTTGCTGGCATCAAAGAAGAACTGGCGCAGCAGTATGCTGTTGCGTTCGAAGAAGAAATGAAGGAAGTCAAAGAGTCACTCGCAGAGCGAGTTGATTCTTACCTTGAGTACGTTGCTGATGAGTGGTTCTCTGAGAACGCTCTCGCAATCGAAAAAGGACTTCAATCCGAAATGACTGAGAGTTTCCTCTCAGGCATGAAGGAACTTTTTGAAGCACATTATGTAACCATCCCTGAAGATAAATATGATGCTTTCGTCGGTATGACGAACAAACTTGATGAAATGGAGACAAAACTCAACGAGCAACTTGAGAAAAATATTTCACTGAACAAGCGTCTCTCCGAGGCCAATGCTAGTGGTATCTTAGATCAAATCTCTGAAGGTCTTGCACAGACCCAGAAAGAGAAGCTCGCCTCACTTGCCGAAAGTGTAGAGTTTGAAAGTGAAGCACAATATCGTGAAAAACTGGAAACACTCAAGGAGTCATATTTCAGCTCCAAGAAAGAGTCTTCCGTTGCTAAGACTGAATCAATCTCAGAGGGTGTAGATTCATCACCAGCGTCAATCACTGGTTCAATGGATCAATATCTGAAGATGATGAATTCATTCAAGCATTCCTGAATTTAACATTAAATCAAACGTAAACTAATTAAAGGTAAACCAAATGTTCCAATCAGAGCATCTGGTAGAAAAGTGGGCCCCTCTTCTTGAGCATGAGGGATGCGAGTCAATCAAAGACAACCATCGTAAGGCTGTAA